GAAATCTCTCATAATAACAAGTGAATGATCAAGTGGTGTACCACTTAGATTTAAATTAGAAGGTGCTGACCATCTTTCATCATGATTTACTGATTCATCACCGTAATAATCATATCTACTTTCGATTGACATAGCTAGTTGTAACCAGTTTTCCATACTTCTGTTAAATTCAGAATTAGTCATTGTGTCGTTGAAAATTTCTAGTAAAGCTACATCACCGATACTCCATTGTCTTTCAGTAGTCTCAGCTTTTTTACCATACATTTTTGTTTCTTGTTCTTCTCTTAATTCAGTTTCTACTTTTTTTCTAGCTTCTTTGTATTCTTTTGAATCATATTCAAATTTATCACAAGCTTCATAGACTCTGTTATAACTTCTACTATAACCATCACTAAAAGCGAACAGTCTGAAAGGTATCTGTAATCTTCTACAGAACATTGAAAGTAAAGATGCTTGTTCTACAGTTGATTGAACTGTACCATGCATTGAACCTGACCAATCAAGTAACATTACAACACCATGATTTTTACCTTCAGGAATAATTTCAACTCTATTGAAAATATCATCTTTCAATTTAAACAAGTGAAGTTTGTTCATATCAAGTTCACCTGATTTTGAAGACCAACTTCTGTTATAAGCAGCGGCCGCTTTCTTCATTTCAAATTCTTTTACCATGTATCCGATAATTTTTTTGTTATCATCTTGAAACTTTTTAGTATAAGCTTTGACTGGATCCCTATCTAATTCATCACCTTGAAAATCTGGTTCTGAAATCTGTTTGTCAATTTCTTTATAATCAACAATGTAATTTTTGTATTTGATTTTGTCTTCTACAACATAGTAAGAAGGTTCATCATAAAATTCTGTTTTTTGAACTAGTTGATCTTCATTCTCTCTGAATGATTCGTCTGTATTTGACTTGTTCATTTCATCTTGAAGTTTTTCAGAAGATGATTGACCACCTTCTTCGTCTGATTTTTCGTCTGTTTCTTCGTTAGAAGTTTGTTCATCACTTTCAGATTCTTCACCATCAGAATTTTCTTCTGAGTCTTCGTCTGATTCACCTTTCGCATCTGAACCATCTGAATCAGATTCAGATTCTTCTTCTTCAATTTCTACAGTAAATGAATCACCACTTTGTTGATCATCATCTTCTGGACCTTCTTGTTCTTCTATTTGATCTAACAAGTCTTGAAGTTCTTGTTGAGTCAATGACTCTAATTCTTCTTCGGTTAATTGTTGTTGTCTATCAAAAAGTTCAAGAGCTAATTCCATAACTTCTTCGAAAGTGTTTAGATTTTCACATCTTTTAATATAAGGTGTTTCTTCTTCATTGAATTCAATCATAGTTGTTGAACCAATTTTAAAGAAAAGATTAATTCTATCGATTAGATTTAATTCATTTAAGTTTTTACCTCTGATACCAAAGAAATCTTGATTAGCTAATTCTCTGTACCCAGCATAGAACGATCTTCTCAAACCAGGATATTTAGCTTTTATCATTTTCTCAATTCTACAATCTTCGATAACATTTAAGTATCCTTTGAAGACCATACCTTTATCAGAAACAGCTCCATGCCAACCATCGGCCGGAGTATTAAGAGCATGTCCTACTTCATGACCCATAAACAGATCATAGAGTTGAGGACTCATATCTTCTTTAAGAATAGGACATACTAATGTTCTATTTTTAACATCAAAGTAAGCTGTCGGAACATTTTTGTGTAAAACATTAATATCTTCCGTAGCCATCAACTTAGCTAGTAAGTCTTTATTTGTATTTTGAATCTCAATCATTTATATAGTATATCAAAAGTGTACCCGTGGTTACAAGTACTAGAATCTTTTAATATGAAATTTACCTCTTTTTTCATTTTGTACACATAGTATAACAAAAGTGTACCCGCGGTTTCAACTACATAAATTCAAACCAACTTGTAATAATATATTTTGTAGTCTTCGATTGAAGTCCACAATGATAAAATGGTAATCCTGCTGGCCATATCGCAACTGAACCTACTGACGGTGTGATCGCTGTACCAGCCATAGGAAATACTGTTTGTCCTTCTTCTACATCATTTAAGTAAACAATAACAGCTAGATATTTTTTATAGTGTTCGGTACCAGATTCAATATGAACTGCTGGGTAACCTGAGTCTGATGGACTGTATTTCTGAATTTGTAATGATCTGAATCCTGTACTATGAATATCTGTTAGAGGTCTATCAAATGGTTTGTAGTCTTCATGACATTGTGAATGTAAATCTAATTCAAATTTAGAACCTAGAGGATAAAGTTTTTCAAATAGTTCATTTTTGTAGTCTATAGCGTCAGGTCTAGGATCACCAATTAACTGTAATTGATCTGATTGTTTTCTATGATCGTCTGTTCTGAACTGTATACTAGTTTCAAAATATGATATTAAATCTTCACACCAAGTACTACAGAAAACTCTATCATAGACCTGAATACATTCGGCTAAAGACGAACTGTTACTTTTCTGTAACTCATAATGTAGATTCATTATAAGGCAAAACGAGCTTTATATTTTTCTTTACCTCTTTTTCTCATTTTCTGAATCTTCTTAGCTTTCTCAAACGCTCTTTGTCTGGCGAACGGTCCGATTCTATCTATAAAAAGAATACCATCGAGGTGATCTAATTCGTGTTGAAATACTCTAGCTGTCAATCCATCTAAATTTTGTTTTTCTTCTTCATTTAACTCATTATTAAAAGTAACAACTATTTCTGCAGGTCTAACTACTCTTGCGAATACATCTGGTATTGATAAACAACCTTCTTCCATAGTATTCATGTTTTCTGAAAAAGCTTCAATCTTAGGATTTATACATACCAATGATTCTTCTTTAGTTTCACCTCTCATGGTAAATACTCTAACATCATGTCCTAACTGATTTGCTGAGACACCGAGACCAGACTCTAACCACATAGTGTTAACTAGTTCTTCTTTCAATTTAAAAATTTCATCTTTCTCGAAATCAAAATCTCTTGTCTTTGCTCTTAACTGTTTTTCAGTTTTTACTAACATTCTATCTCCATGGTAACATAGTTAACCCGATTTGGTTAATCGCTAACTCTATTAATATAATTATTACAAGTCCAGGACCTAGTTGCCATGCCCACCATTTCCAACCTTCTAAACTATCTATCCATTTTCTTAATTTACTGTTCTCAGCTTTTTCAAAGGCACCAGTTTTTTCACCTAATTGTTCTCCCCAATAATTAGGGTCTGTCCAATTTTTTAATTTTGTTAAAATTTTAACTAACATACTATTTTACTAAAGTTATTTGTTTTCTCAAATTCAATAATGTTATTGAACTTCTCATTCATTGACTCACCTTTATGTGAAATTATAAATGTATTTGTATTATTATCTAATGTATGTAGTATCTTTAAAAACTCGTCTGTACCACCTTCATCAAGTGAACTATCAAATACTTCGTCAAGAATTAGTAAGTTAGTGTTTACTGAGTTTTTTAATTTCGCGATTGATCTCCATGTGAATAACAATGATAAATCGATTCTCATTTTCTCACCTTCACTAAACGAAGCGTATGAAAAATTATCTCTGTATCTTGATTTAATCTGTTCATTGAATTCTTCATCAAGTTCAAACTGGACAAAGAACTCCATACTCGCTAGATACTTGTTGATCAACTTATTCATAATCGGTAAATACTGTCGTATGATTTTAGTTTTGATACCACTATCTCTGAGTAATATATCAGCTAAGTCATGATAATGTTTTTGTTCAGAAGCGTTCTGTTCCATACCTTGTAGAACTTCTAAAGCTTTTCTATACTTCTCTAATTGTTCTTTATCATGTTCTGTATGTTCTTGAGCTTCCAATTCATCAATCTGTAATTGTAATTTTTTAATATACTTCTCATTAGTATCTACAAGATTCTGTTCTTGTTGAATCATTTTCTGAGACTCAGCTATTTCTTTATGAACTTCATTAATTTCTTCAAGTCTATCATTGATTCTCTGTATTGTCTCACTATAAGTTGTTAATCTCTGATCAATTTCTTTGATGTTAATTGATCTTTCTGAACATATATGATCTTTGTGATCTGATTCAATGTCTTGTTTACAAGTCGGACATTCGTCATTATCTTCATAAAATTTTAATTCTTTGATAAATTTTCTTCTTTCATTTTCAAAATCTTTTTCATCACTCAACATTGTTTGAAGTGATGCTCGAACAGAATCTTCATCTTGTATTAAATTCATACAAGTACTTACATTTGACATATCAGCTCGAATATTTGTTTTGTATCCTATTATTTGAGCTTCATGTTCATTAATGTCTGCAGTAAGTTTAGTAGTCATTTCATCACGATTTTCTTCTAATCGTTTCATTGATTCTTCTTGACTCTGAATTTTATTTTCACCAATTTTAATGTTTGTCTTTATATCATTGTATTCATTTCTTAATGAAGATGATCTTTGTTTAAGACACTCTTTCATTACTGAAAAAATTTGAATATCAAGTATATCTTCTATAATCGCTCGTCTTTCAGGTGTATTTAACTGCATGAAAGGTGTGAATGTTGATGAACCTAATACAACTACTTGAGTAAATGATTTGTAATTTAACTTAAGTATTTGTTGTTCTAATACTGCTTGATAGTCTCTTACAGAAGCATCTTGATGTAACATTTTACCATCACGATAAATTTCAAACTTGTTGGGTTTGATACTCCTCATTACTTTATATTGTTGTCTACCTATCTGAAATTCTACTTCTACACAACATTGTTTTTCATTAATAGAATTGACTAGAGCTGTCTTTGGTATTTTTCTAAAAGCACGACCAAACAATCCGAATGTTAAAGCATCAAGAAGTGTTGATTTACCTGACCCATTAGCACCGATTATTAATGATGTTTTTTTTCTTGATAAGTCTATCTCTGTAAATTCATTACCTGTTGATAGAAAATTTTTATATCTTACTTTATGAAATTTTATCATATCCTAATTTAATATATTTTTCTTGATATTTTGTAGCGTTCTCTAAACTTACTTTTATATGTGAAGTTGTAGAGTCTTTTTGTGAAGCGTTATAGTTTTCATATATTCTAACAGTTTCACCATCAGGATTCGTACTAAACTCTATAGTGTGTCCGTCACAGGACCATGTTCCGTCAATTATCATATTAGTTTTGGTTTAGGTGGTGTTATTATTGAACTGAAAGCTTCTTCATATTGATTTCTCAATTTTTGTTCAGGATCAACTGTCCAAACTACATTGTCTGGATTGAGTGTTATGTTACCTTCTCCAAGAATATTGTAAGGATACAAGTTCACTTTAGGTCCTTGTCCTTCTACAGCTTGTTGATGAACAAATAGAGGATTCTCTATCTCATAATTGTCTTCGTTTAAGTTCGCGATTAACATTTCACCACTATTTAATTGTATTATTTTTATCATACTAAAATATCTAAACTTTCTGTATATAATGATCTCATTAAAGTATCTAGTTTAGTTTTATCTCCGTCTATATTTAAACTGTCAATGTGTTTAGTAAGTATTGTTAAAGTATCTTCTGCTTCTCCGACTAGTTCGTCTTCATTTAGAACATCTAAATTACTATGATCTTCTACTACTTTAAGATCAGCTGGACATACTTTTGTTATTTCTTCTATAAACACATCAAACCAGTAAGGTTCATTTTTATCCGTAACAATAACTTTTACGAATGTATCTTTTAAAGGACTAAAATCTTTTTTCTTTATAGTCATTAGTGTCTCATTAGTATCGTTATAAAATACTTTATGAAACATTTTTAGAGGATTTTTAATTGCCTCAATTTCTCTTGTCTCTGTATCAAAGACATGAAAATATTTATCATCACCAAAGTCATTCCAAGTGAACTCCATTTGTGATCCTAGATATCTAATGTTACCTAGTGTCGATTTATGATGAAAATGACCTGAGAAAACTTGTTCGAATCTTTCGAACCATGAAGCAGGTGTACCACCACCATGAAAATGTCCAGGCCCAACCATACCTCCATTCACTTCTAAATGAGACATAACAAACGGGGCTGTTGTTAATTGTAAAAATTCTTCTACTTCTTCTTCGTTTTCTGAGTTAATCCAAGGTAATAACGCAATTTCTAATCCGTCATAAGTTTTTGTAATAGGATCAGTATAGACATTGATATTATCACTTTTGAGTAGAAACTCTGGACTATTCAGTTCATTTGTTGACTTGAAATATATATCATGATTACCTACAATTAAATCCATAGTGATACCTCTTTCAACCATAGGTTGTATGAAATGTTCATGATTTTTATGTAAAGAATAAAAGTTTACATCTCGTCTTCTGTCAAAGTAATCTCCAAGATGTATAATATTTTTGATATTATGTTTATCTAAGTACGGAAAAAAGACTTCTGTATAGAATCTCCCTTGGTACTCTGCAAACATTTGATTGTTATTACGAACTCCACAATGAGTATCGTTTAGCAAAGCTATTTTCATAATTTATTTGTCTTCTTTTTTCTTAGACCCGCGAGGTTTGTAGTTTATCGGATTCATATTCTCTTGTAAGAAGTCAACATAAGAGTTGTTCATACCTGTCGTATTTCCATCCATCGTGTCAAAAGTATCGAACAAAACCCCAGCTTGTTCTATACTTCTTTGTTTAATCGCTGCTTGTTTCTTTTCTTTGTGAATTCGTCTGAGAAACGCGAAATATATGATCTGAGTAACATAAGCAAAAGCATTACTAGATTTTTCTTCTTTGAAGTTTTCAATATATTGTAAACAATTTTCAATACCATCACATATCATTTCATCTCTGTAAGAATAGTTGATAAAGTTTGGTTTAGTAGATAGTCTAGTTGCAATCTTATAAATACATTCTCCAATGTATTCTGTTACTCTAGGTTTTTCTTGATCATTAGCAATTGCATCACGACACGCCATATTATGTTTAATAATAGCAGCAGTGAATTCTTTGTTGTTTACATAGTGAACTGAAGCTTTTGTTTGTCTTTTTTCTCTAGTCATATATCTATTATACTACCGAACCTGTATCTGTCAAGTTATTTCTATCTCAGCTGTTGTTTCAATCACTACTCGAGCACCACACGGTAATATTGGTTTTTCACTACCACCATATCGTACTGTACTCTCACCTAAAATTTTAACTTCGTGACAATAAGTATTACTACTCCCTTGTTTGATTGTTATTACTGGTTCATTTGTCCCATACTTCTTGTTAGCACGGATTTTGTGTTGATTTACATGAATATATTTTTTATTTGTTTTTTTCATGATATTGGCTTGACGGATCCTGGTTTGTACTGTAAAATAAATATGTAATGTTGGAAAAGGGTAATATACTATATAAAGAGATCAATGAATGATGTCTTCATCTGTAGGTAAATGTTCTAATTCGAAAAAATCATCTTCATCATTAAAGTCTTCCCACATTTCTTCCTTTCTTATTCTACTTATTTTATCTTTAATTAGTTGAGCAAATTCTTTTTGTTGATCCTCTAAGTCCTGTTTTTTTGTTTTTATTTGTATATGATCATTATCTCTCATATCTAACCAAGTTGTTATTGACTGATCATATAAATCAATAAATTGATCTGTTATACTAGTTCTGACAACAACTTCACTTGAATCAATAATCATTGAATCATCTGTCGTAAAAGGTACAAATGGTCCTAGGTGAATTGTCACGCCGCCAGTCATCGCTGGTTTACATAGTATGTTCATCGGAAAATGTAACTCTAATTGATCGTCTACCTCTTTAACCATTGCAAATAATTCTTTACCATCATTCAATCTCAAATATTGATATGAAGTATTAGTTTTCGTTATTGTCATTTGCTGGTATCCTTACTGAATGTATTTCATAGTTAAAATTTTCTGTACTATAGATATTTATTCTTTCTGAAAAGTGATTGAGTGTATAATTCATGTTTTTCTTCCATGAGAGATCATCAGCTATGTCATATAGTGTGACACTTTCTTTATCATCAGATTTTCTCAATCCTCTACCGATAGATTGTAAGTTACGAATTCTACTTTTACTAGGAGACGCAAATACAACATTGTGTAGTCTTTTTATATTGATACCAGTTGAAAATGTACCAAAGGACGCTACAATAATCGAATCCTTTTCTTTCTCTACAATTTCTCTTACCTTTTCTCTGTCTAGTGCATCAGTACCACCAAAGACAAAAAATACTTTTCTATCTAACTTGTTTAACAAATCAAATAATGGTCTACAATGTTT